CTACGGTCAATCAACACGCTTTGGTAACTGGTCGCAATGCCGCCCTTGATATTGTGGTGGACGAAGCCCGTAAAGGCACCCTGCCCGCCGAATTGCAGGAACTAGTCAGCCTTGCCAATGCCAAAAGCGGACGCCGCGTCAAAACCGCGAAGGGCAAGCACAAAATCTCCCGTCGCACCCTTTATCAATGGGTTCTCGATCACGAAAAAGGCGGCATCCTCGCCCTTGCTCCGATACCGGCAAACAAGCCTGACTACGATATCCCAGACTGGGCACCCGCGTTTATGCAGCTTTGGTCCGATCCTCGCAAACCGTCGCTGACGGCCGTGCTTGAAGATCTACCTGGCAACCTGCCAAATGGCTCGACCATGCCTTCCTACGATCAGGCACGGCGGTTCCTGGCCAACAAGGTTTCGATTATCGAAAAAAATCGGGGTCGGATGGGGCCACAGGCGCTTAAAAGCCTCCAAGCCTTTACCCGGCGAGATATTTCCGAGCTTTGGCCCGGTGCAGTTTACACCGCCGATGGTCATACCTTCCGCGCCAAAGTCGAACATCCTTTTCACGGCCAGCCTTTTCAGCCCGAAATCACCTTCACGCTGGATGTGTTTACCAAATACATCGTCGGCTGGTCGGTCGGTCTTGCCGAGAACTCGATTGGTGTGCTTGAGGCGCTATCACATGCGATTGTTGAACGGAATGACGGTCGCCCCAGTGCCCTGCCGCTGATCTTTTATACCGATAACGGCAAGGGTTTTAAGAACGAGATGTTCAGTTCGACCGCCATTGGTTTCTTTGACCGGTGGGGCATCACACAGAAAACATCACTGCCCTATAACAGCCAGGCGCGTGGTGTGATTGAACGGTTTAACCGCAATGTACGGCAATGGGCCAAGAAACTGCCGTCCTATAGCGGGGCCGAACTCGACAAGGAAGCGAAACGCCATATTGACAGGGCGCGCCTTCAGGCGGCGAGAAAGGCACAAAGAACCCCGTTTGATACGACTTGGGAAGACTTCAAAACCTTCATTCAAGAACAGATTGACGCCTATAACCACGCCCCGCAATCGAGCCTGAAACGCTACCGCGACCCGGAAACAAAACGCTTTCGGCATCAAAGCCCGGCTGAGGCATGGTCCGCGTGGGAAGCAGAAGGCGGCAAAACTCGCACCATTGCAGTAGCGGATGCCGCCGATCTGATGCGCCCATACGAGCGTCGCAAGGTTGCCCGGTGCGAAGTCAAGGTACTTGGCAATGTCTATTTCAGCCACGCGCTTGAGCCGTATCACGGTCAGGATGTGCTGGTTGGTTATGACATTCATGATGGCAACCGGGTCTGGGTGCGTGATTTCGAGATGAGGTTGCTTGCGGTCGCGGAAGTCGATGCCAATGCAAAACCCTATTTCGATGGCGACACTTTGCGTGCAGCGCGCAGTTTTCAGGATCAGACCTTTGAAACCCGCACCAAAGGGCGGTTGCGGCGCATTGATGAAAAACAGCAGGAAATCATTGCCGAGGCCAAAGGCCCTACGCTGGAGATCGAATACCAGCCGTCTATGCGGATGGAAGATTTCCAGATTGCCGCTGCTGATGAAATGCTGGCGCGGATTGAAAGGCCCAAGCCGGTTCTGACGCAGGCGAACGGGCGACCGGTTTTCAAAGACGATATCGAATGGGTGCAATGGCTAGACGCCAACCCCGACCAAATCACAACACAGGATCGCGCTGTTCTGAATGAACGGCTTGAACGGGCTTCTTTCCGTCAGCTTTTGACGATGGAAGAGATCGACCCCACGCGGATTGTTCGACGCAAGGCCGCGTGAGGCCAAAGACGGCTGCCGTAAGGCGGCAGCACAAAGCAGAGAAAGGTTAAATATGCGCCTCAGGTTTGTAAATACACAAAACGTCAAACGATTGATGGCGGCAATGGCCGCGATTGAGCAGCGCGGGGCTGGTGAAGCCTGCCTGATGGTAGTTGATGGCTCGCCGGGCCTCGGGAAAACCGAAAATATCAGCTATCTGGCCGCGCAAAATGCCAGCGTGTTTGTGCGGGCAAAACGGGAATGGACACCGAACTGGATGCTGGCCGAATTGCTCGAAGCCAGCGGGGTCCAGGCGAAACCCAACAGCTTTGAACGGAAATACCGGCTTTTGGTTGAAACCCTGATGATGCAGGCGAAAGCCGCCGCCGACAATGGCGAGATGTTTTTTGTCGGGGTGGATGAATGCGATTACATTTGCCGGTCTGACAAAATGCTTTCGACCCTGCGTGATCTTTCAGACTTTGTTGAAGTCCCATTCGTGTTGGTCGGTATGGGCAAGGTGCGCGATAGCCTGACGCGGTTTCCGCAAGTCACATCGCGGGTCGGGCAATATGTCCGGTTTGATAAATTGACCCCGGACGATACCGAAAAAGTTGTGCGGGAATTGTGCGAAATTGAGGTCAAAGACGACCTGATCGCGCTTTTGCACGAAAAATCAAAGGGCTATATCCGCGAAGTCAAGGAAGGCATTGCCCATATCGAACGCTTTGGCCGGATGCAGGGCGATGCCGCGATTGGCATTGCCGAAATGACCGGTCAGGTGTTGCTCAACGACCGCGCCACATCGCGCCCGATCCATGTGCGCGGGGGTGTGAAATGACCGGACGCGCAACGCGGCTTGAGGCCATACGGGATGCTTTGCCGCCCCATGCCTGCCTGACCATTGACGAGCTGGATGTGCTTGTTGGTTTACCGCGCAAGGAGATTGTCAAATCGACGTCACGGCTGATGAGCCGGGGGCTTCTCGAACGGGTGGAGCGGGGTTGTTACCAGTTGACGGCTGCGGGTATTGAAAGCCGCAAGACCGGCGAAGCCCTGACCAGTGGCCCGATTAGCCCGGCCACTACAAAAAGCCGGAAAAAAAAGCCAAACCTGCGCACCCGGCTTTGGCGGGCTATGTGCGTGAAACAAAAATTCACCATCAACGATCTGGTGGCGATTTGCGCCAAAGGCCCTGAAAAAAATCCCCACGAAAACGCGCGTAAATATCTGCGCGCCCTTGAACAGGCCGGGTATTTGCGAACCTTGCCCAAACAGCATGGCCAGGCCCTGACATCAAACGGTTTCAAGCGGTTTCAATTAATGCGGCAAACCGGGCCGCAAGCCCCGGAAGTGAAACACGGCGGTGAACACGTCTTTGATCCGAATACAGGGGAATTTCATGACTGCACAAAATGACGCTTTGCCGCGCTGGCGGGTTCTGCTGGCACAAGAAATCACCCGCACAAACGTTACCGAAACCGCCAAACGGATCGGCTATGCGCGAGCCTCGGTATCGCTGGCCAATAGCGGCAATTACACGGCCAATACCGACCGCATCAAAGCCCGCATTATCGAGGTTTTGGGCGGTCCCGAACCAACCTTTTTTTGCCCGGCACAAGGCACAAGCGTCACGCAAAAAGAATGTGAGGACTTTGCCACCCGGCCCATGCCAACGGCAAGTCCACGTGCCCTTCGTCAATGGCAAATCTGTCAATCCTGCATTCATCGGGAGGACTGTAAAAATGCTGAGTGAAGACCTTGAAAACCTTGCTGCGACCCTCCGTGAACGTGCGAATGCAAGCAAAGGCAAACTTTTGCTGACAGACCGGCAGACGGACATGTTGCTGTCAAACCTGCAACTGCTTGCAACCGACATTGGCAGTTACGAGCGAACCAACGGCCCAATCGCAACCGGCACACCCAACCTAGCGGCGATTAAACGCGGGCTGGCATCAGGTCAGGTTATCAGCATCGCGGACCGGCGCATGAGCCGCAATTTCACCCCCGACGATGGGGGGAACGCGGCATGAAACGCGGCAACGCCCTGACGCAGTGGTGGCGGTTCATTCGTCACATCTGGCTCCCGCTAAAAAGGACGCCCCGATGGTCCGCCATTACATCGCGGAAAAGCTAATCAAAATCCCCAAAACCCCAAGGAAACGCATAATGGAACATTTGCAGAATATCCCCAATCTCAATCAGGTTCTTCCCGTCGTTACGGTGCGCGACCAGCCCTATTTGGAAGATGCCAAAGGCAAGCTGATCCCGCTTTCACAGGTGCCTGACGATCATCGGATGCGCGATGGGCTGGTACGCGAAAAGATCGCTAAAGTCGAAGGGCTGCAAAAACAGCTTCGTGACTTCAAAATTGAAGTGATGGCCGACATTCAGGCTTTCATTCAATTGTCAGCCGAACGTTACGACGTATCGGTTGGCGGCACCAAAGGAAATGTCACGCTGACTACCGTTAAAGGCGACATGCGAATGATGCGGCAGGTTTCCGAAAACCTTGCCTTTGATGAAAAGCTGATCGCCGCCAAGGCCCTGATTGATGAGTGCATCATTGAGTGGTCGGCAGGGTCGCGCCCGGAAATCCAGACGCTGGTACAGGACGCATTTCAGACCGACCAATCGGGCAAAATTAGCACGGGCCGTGTTTTGGGCCTGCGCCGCCTACAAATTGCCGATGAAAAATGGAAACGGGCAATGGAGGCGATTTCAGACAGCATCCATGTCCAGGACACCAAAGCCTATGTCCGCTTTCAGCGCCGTACCGAAACCGGTCGCTGGGAAACCATCCCGCTTGATCTGGCCGCCGTGTGATGGAGGGCGTCATGAGCAAGAAAAAACCCTCCATCGTCTTTTGCATCGAACTGATTGATCACGAGCTGATCTACGTTATCGCCCGGCATGAAAAAGGAGCCTTGAGCGTTGCTGTTCAGGCCGGTTTTGAGCCGGATCGAAGCGTTAAACCCCGCATCGTGGACAAGCTGTTTGCCGAACGGGCGATTAATCGAAAAGAAGAATCAAGCAAAGCCGCATGATGGTTCGCTTGATGCAAAACCGGGACCACCCAAACCTGTTACAGCATCATTTGGAAGGTCCCGGTTTCTGCTTTCACACAAGGAACGGAACATGAAGAAATTCAAGGGCTATTTAAATCATCAACAAATTCTAGAGGCTTGCATCAAGGCGGGTTTTGACGTCGATACATCGCGTTATGACAATGACGGGGACTGGATCACCATTTCCGGCCAGTTTGCCGATAACCCTGTGCAAATTATCTATGCCAGCTTCAATGGCAGGTTCATCGGGAAGTCCCCGGAAGGTGACGTTTTCAGTGATGAAAACGAGGAGCTTGAAGGGACCGACTGGTACGACGCGATTTTGGATTTTCTGTATATCGCTCTTGACGAGCAGGCTGCGTAACATGCCGCGCATCCCCGCACAAACCCCGAATACCACCAAAGCATTGACGGACCTGTCGCTGCTGGCCGCCGGGCTTGTGCGCGGGTGCCGGAATGCAAAAAACGGCAGATGGCCCTGACCGTCATCCAGCAGGCGAACCAAGCGTTGAGGGCCAGGACGGCTATGCAAAATGGCGCGCATATCCCGACCGACCCTGAACAGTTGATCCGCGCCTATCTCGATGCCAATGGCGATTGGCGGTCCCTTGTGGCTGCCATCAATCGCATGGCGTTAGAGGTCGCAACCCGGAGACCACAATGAGCGACGAAACAAAATGCCCGGCCTGTGAGGGGGAAGGGCTGTTGTGGATTTGGCCCTGCAATGTATGCGGCGGCAGCGGGCGCAAGAAAGAGGATGAAGAAACCAATGAAGATTGATCACTTGCCCACCGTCGCATTGAGCATTCGTCAGCCCTGGGCGCATCATATTTTGTTCGATGGCAAGACCGTCGAGAACCGTTCCTGGATTACCCGGTTTCGTGGGCCATTTCTGATCCATGCCAGCGCCACCTTTGACGGCACAGCGGAAGAAAAACGAGCCTTCATGGCGGCGCATCCTCACAGCCTCCAAGGTGGGATTGTTGGCATGGTCACGCTGACCGATCTGGTCACGTCACTCGATAGCCCGTGGTTTTACGGCCCTTACGGCTTTGTTCTGATCGATCCGAAACCGCTGGATTTCATGCCCTGCAAGGGAAAACTCGGTTTTTTCGCGCCGGAAATTGATTTTACCCTGCTGAAAGCGAGGGCGTCATGACCTGGCAAGAGGAAGCAGCACGGATCATCGCGGAACTTGATGCCAAACTGCCTGCGGACATGCCGCTAAAAGAACGACGCAAGGCTGTACGCGAGGCATATCCCTACGGCGAGCGAAAACGCTGGCCCTACAAGACATGGTGCCGCGCTCAACGGGAATATTTAGACCGGTTCATCCCAGCCGAAGAGAATCTCAAAAAACTGCCGCTGACGCCGTTGGAACTGATGATTGCCAAGGTTAAACGGGATACCCGGAAGGAACAGAGCGATGCCTGAAAACGATAAATGGAAACAGCTTGAGCAGTCTCTCGACGGTATTTTTAGCCGCGTCAACGCCCGAGCAGATGGCTACGCTCTCAAATTTGTCAAAAGCCTTGATGGGCAAAGACTTGTGACTTTGGTTTACGTCAATGGCGAAATCAAAGGTGAATGGTTCAAAGCGGAAAACGGTAAACCGGCCCATCGAGAAGGCCGCTTTTGGTGTCCGCACCGCCGCCGGGCATGGCCACTGAAAAAATATTCAGAACTGAAAAAGGTTTTTGGGAAAAGAAAAGCTGATCAGATGACCGCGCTTGAGACGGTTTGCTTTTCGCCGATCTGGACCAGCCCTCGTTCATTGACAAAGCATTTCAAAAAGAACTTTCCTGATCTCCAAATCATGGGGAACTTTTTTCATGCCTAAATCCCCAACATGGCAAAACCTCAACCGCCAAATCCGTGCAGCCGAGAAGGAACGCGGCATGGATCAAGATGCCCATCAGGCGATGGTGCAAAACATCACCGGCAAAACCAGCCTGGGCGATTGTAGCGATACGGAAATGCGCAAAATCGTCGCACATTTGAACGGTACCCGTGCGGGGTTCAAGAAATCGGCCAAAGGGTATGTGCGCAAGATTTGGGCGCTGTGGGGCAACCTTAAAAAGGCCGGGGCGCTAACCGCGACCAACACCGATGCCGCGTTGCTGGGTTTTGTGAATAAGCACCTCAAAGCCCGCCAGTTTGCCCATGTGCGGCAACTGGACTGGCTGACCTATGACGAAGCGGCCCCGGTGATTGAAGCCCTGAAAGACTGGGACCGCCGTATGAAAAACGGAGGTGCTGCCTGACATGCCGCGTGCTGGATCAACATACGGGATTGAGGATGTATCTGAACTGGTTTCGGTGCGGGCGGCCACGCGCTTGGTCGAAGCCTTTCCCGGCACCGTCCTTTACATTCCGAAAAAGATCACGCGAGACCATGAACTCTGCGTCATCGGCATGGATGACGCCTATGAAATCTCGCGCGGTTTTGGCGGCTGCCATCTTCAGGTTCCAATGTCGATTTTGTCGCGCGAGAAAAGACGCCTCTTGATTTGCAGGCTCGCATCCGAGAAGATCAGCCGCCGTCAGATTGCTTTGCGCGCCGGATGCACCGAGCGCCGCGTTTATCAAATCCTTGAACAGCAAAATGCGCAAGACGACCGGCAACCTTCCTTTTTCTAGTCCCTGCCCCTGAAACTTTCAGCTGAATTGTCAAGGCGTTAAGCGCCACCCTCACTGCAATCACCGACCGGTATTTTGCATTGAGGCCCCCAATGTCCCCCCATGACCTGAATTTGCGCCTTTCCCGGCATTTCACCCTGCGCGAGGCGGTAAAATCGCAAACAGCCGCCCGCAAAGGCATTGATAACACCCCTTCGGTCGAACGGATTGCGCCGATGGTGCGGGTTGCCGAACACATCCTTGAGCCCGTCCGTGCAAATTACGGGGTCAAGTTTTCGCCGAATTCCTTTTTTCGCTGCCTTGAACTGAACCGGGCCATCGGTAGCAAAGACACCTCTCAACACATCAAAGGCGAAGCGGTTGATATTGAAATCCCCGGCCAGACCAATTTTGATGTCGCGCAATGGATTTCACAAAATCTCGATTTCGATCAGCTCATTCTGGAATGTTATCAGCCCGGCGACCCACATTCAGGCTGGGTCCATGTGTCCTATGTGTCTGCGGCGGAAAACCGGCGTGAAACCCTGCATTTTAATGGCAAGTTCTATGCGCGGGGGCTGTCATGAAATGGGCTGACCTGGGCAAAACCCTTGCGCAATCCGCCCCCCTTGTCGGCACGGCCTTGCTTGGCCCGGCAGGTGGAGCAATTGGCGCGGGCCTTGCCGCGCTGTTTGGCACCGATACGGACCCTGGAAAAATCGCCCAGGCCATTAATGCCTCTCCCGATGCCGTTCTGAAACTGCGCAAGTTCGAGATTGAACATCAAAGCGAGTTGACCAAAGCGGTTATTGCTGCGGGGACAGCCGACATTCAAGCGGTCAACAGTACCATGACAACCGAAGCGCAATCCGACCATTGGTGGGTATCGGGTTGGCGACCGTTTTGGGGATTTTCCAGCGCGTTGGCATGGGCATTTCTGGCGGGCTGTCTGGGTGTTGCGATTTTGCGTGGCGACGGCGTTGGCATTGCCCTTTCGGTTTTTAACGCTGTTCCCGAAACTTTCTGGCTTATCCCGCTCGCTGTTCTTGGCATCGCGTCCTGGCATCGCGGCAAGGAGAAGCGGGCGCGGGTTGAAGGCGGCCCTGCTGAAATGCTGTCAAATTCCAATCTCGTCACTGGTTTAATCAAAAAAATAAAGGACTAAGACGTGACCGACACGAGCTTCGAGTTAGGGGAAATCAAAGGGCTTCTCGCCGGAATGAAAGACGACATGCAATATCTGCGGGCAAAAACCGACGGTATTGATGATCGTTTGCGCACAGTCGAGAAAAAAGCGGCGATCAATGGTGCAATATCTGGCGGCATTATGAGCGCAGGTGTTGCAACCGTTATTGCAGTGTTCAAATCCAGCATCGGGAGCGCTTGATGGCTCACGCGCCGGAAACACGATCCCAAGCCCGCGCCCTGTATGTTTTCGACCGCTTCGATCTGACCAAAATTTCAGGCCGCCTTGGCATTTCAGTCGGCACGGTCCGGCGCTGGAAATCGCAGGCTGAAGCCGAAGGAGATTGCTGGGACCGATCCCGAACAGCAGCAAGCCTGGCGTCGACCGGAACCGACAATATGGTTGCGGTGCTGATCGAAGATTATGTCCAGCTTCACCTTGCAGTAATCGAGGAATTAAAGGCGGCAACAGACGTTAAGGCGCTCGACAAGGCCGAAGCGCTGGCGGGACTGGCCGATGCATTTAACAAGACCATCAATGCTGCCGGTCGGGCGTCCCCAAAGATGTCGGAACTTGCCGTTGCCCAGGACGTGATCAAACGGTTGGGTGATTTCGTCGCCAAACATTTCCCGCAACATGGCGAAGTGTTTATCGAAATATTGCAACCGTTCGGCAAGGAATTGAGTGTCGAATATGGCTAAACGTGACCGCCTCACCCCCAAGCAGTTCGAGAAATCCCTTGCGGAATATCGCGAGGGGTTTGTGCGCAATCTTGAAGCCCGCTGTTCGGGATTTGACCCTGATGAAAAGGCATCACAAAAACGCCGCACGACCGGGCGCGGGGATTTCGAGTTTTTTGCCCGCACCTATTTCCCCCATTACATTCGCGGCAAAAAAGATCCGAAAACCGGCATCGAAAAGCCGATCAATCTGTCAAATCTGCACCGGTATTTTTGCGAGCATTTCCCTGCCCTGATCGAAAACCCCGAAAGCGTAAACGAGGCAATCGCCGCCCCGCGCGGCGAAGCCAAATCAACCTATGCCCTGATCCTGCTGGTCTATTGCACGGTCTATGCGCTTAAACATTACATGATTTACATCATGGATGTGTTTGACCAGGCCTCTGTCGTGATCGAGGCGTTCAAGGTCGAGCTTGAAAGCAATCCGCGCCTGCGTACCGACTTCCCCGATATTATCGGTAAAGGCCCGGTCTGGCAGGATGGCGTTTGCGTGACCCGCAACAATATCAAGCTGCACGCGCGTGGTGCCGGGCAGCGAATTCGTGGCCTGAAACATGGCGCACGCCGCCCCGACCTTGCGGTACTTGATGACATTGAAAACGATGAAAATGTCAAAACCCCCAAACAGCGCGACAAGCTGGAAAGCTGGATTGATACGGGGGTGGCCAACCTTGGTGAAGCCGGGGAAAAATTCGACCTGGTCTTTGTTGGCACCGTGCTGCATTATGATTCGGTATTGGTGCGCAAGCTCAATAACCCGCTGTGGCAAAGCATCCGGTTTCAATCAATCCTGCAATGGCCAGATCGACGCGACCTGTGGGAGCAATGGGAAGAAATCCTGCGCAATCAGTCGCGTGAAGCCGCGCGGGATTTCTATGCAAAAAACAGTGCCAAAATGGAAGTCGGTGCGGTGGTAAGCTGGCCGGAAAAACGCCCGCTTTTATACCTTATGGAATTGCGCGCCCGCATCGGCCACAAGTCGTTCAGTTCCGAACAGCAAAACGAAGCAATCGACGAAAACGCCGCTTTTCAGAACTTCACCTATTGGGTCCAGTTTGAACCGCAGTGGATCTATTTCGGGGCCTGTGATCCTTCCCTGGGCAAGAAAGGCAATCACCGTGATCCCTCGGCCATCCTTGTAGGGGGATTTGACCGCCGGGCAGGTGAACTGGCCGTGGTCGAGGCTTCCATCCGCAAGCGGGTTCCCAAGGTCATTATCAGCGACATCATCGCATTTCAAAAACAGTATGGCTGTGTCGCCTGGGGCATTGAAACAGTCCAGTTTCAGGAATTCCTGCGCACGCAATTGATTGACGAAGCCATCCGTCAGCACATCGCGTTAAATGGCGTCCCGGTGCCACAAAACACCGACAAGGATTTGCGCATCGAAAGCCTGCAAGTCCCGATCAGTGACGGCCGGATCAAGCTGCATCCAAGCCAGAATGTCTTGCGCACCCAGCTTGAGCAATGGCCCAACGGCGACCATGACGACGGCCCGGACGCCCTTGAAATGCTGTGGACCCTTGCCATCACCTATGGCGCACCGCTTGACATTCGCACAGGCGGCAAGCGGGCATCCATGAGCGCCTACGGCGAACATCACAGCACGATTTCAGTAAACGGAAACTATGGCGCGGCAAGCGGCGCGTTGAACTGGCGGGGCTATTAGGTCAATGGCGCAAAATAACAGAAACTCCAACAAACAGACCAAGGCCGAAAAGCCGGTTGTCACAGAAGTGGCCGGGGTTAAAAGCGATCTTGATCTTGCCAAACTGATTAACGAAATCACCACCCCTAACGACACGGTGCTGAAAAGCATTGGCAACCGGTATGACGCTTATAAAGCCCTGTTGCGCGATGACCAGGTCAAGGCCGCGTTCGGCCAGCGCCTTGATGCGATGGTCGGCAAGGAAGTCACTGTCGAGGCCGGGGGCACGTCGTTTCAGGACAAAAAAGCCGCCGAATTCATTCGCAATCAGCTTGATGCCATCGATTTTGACGCCGCCTGCCGGAAAATGGCTTACGCCCAGTTTTACGGTTATGCGGTCGCCGAAATACTGTGGGCTTTTGACGGGGCGCAAGTCGTTATTGATGCGATCAAGGTGCGCAAGTTTGACCGTTTCCGCTTTGACGGGGCGGGTCGCCTGCGCCTGATTACCAGAACCGCGCCCAAGGGCACGATCATGCCCGAACGCAAATTTTGGGTTTCAACCGTTGAAACCGATAATGACGACGATCCCTACGGGCTTGGCCTGGCGCATTTCCTGTATTGGCCGGTCTATTTGAAACGCAACGGCTTGCGCTTTTGGGCCGTCGCCCTTGAAAAGTTCGGGATGCCCACAGCGGTTGGCAAACACCATGCGGGGGCGACAGATAGCGAGGTCAGCACGCTGCTTTCGCTTTTGACCTCCATTCACGGCCAGGCCGCCGTTACAGTGCCACAGGGGCAGGAAATCACCCTGCTGGAAGCCGTTCGCGCATCGGGTGGCGATCACGAGAAATTCGTCAAATATCTTGATGCCATGATCGCCAAAGTGATTGTCGGCCAAACATCGACCACCGATAGCGGATCGTGGCGCGGCACGGCGAATGTGCATAAAGATGTGCGCGATGAAATCATCAAGGCCGATACGGACCTACTGTGCAGCACGTTTAATAGCGGGCCGGTCAAATGGCTGACACAATGGAACTTCCCAACGGCCAAGCCGCCGCGTGTCTGGCGTGTGCTCGATGACGAGGAAGATCTGGACAGCCGCGTCAAGCGCGACAAGTTAATCAGTGAAATGGGCTTTACCCCGACGCTTTCCTATATCAACGACACCTATGGCGGCGAATGGACGCAAAACCCCGCGCCGTCAAAACCGCCTGCCGCCCAAGGCAATGACGGCACATCATCAGACAGCACCACTTTTGCCGATCCGACCGGGGACGCGATTGATCAGGCCCTTGACCAAGAGCTTGAGGATTGGCAGCCACTCATGCGCCCAATCATCGACCCTTTGCTTGACCTGATCGAAGATGCGGCATCCTTCGCCGAGATCGAGGACGGCCTGCGCAAGGCTTACCCTGACATGGATATTCAGGCATTTGCGCAAAAGCTGCGAGAACTGACTTTTGGTATTGAGGTGGCGACACGCGCCGGGGCGCAAATCAATGACGGTGATTGACCTTCAGGCGGTTGCCCCCGAAGCCGCCATCAAATTGTTCGAGCGCAAGGGCCTTGAGATTTCGTTTGACTGGCGCGATGTGGATGCCGACCAGCACGCCCGGACCTTTACCGTCGCCAAGGCCATGCGCCTGGACATTCTGGGCGATATTCGCACGGCGGTCGATAGCGCGCTTCGCAACGGTACAACCCTTGACCAATTCAAAAAAGACCTG